TTGAGGAACCCATCCTTCATTTAATAGTCTAAGATAACATTTTTCTGATTCTTCTAAAGAAGATAAGAAATTAAAATAGTTTGGAGACTTCTCAATATATCCAAAATCTTTATTTTGAATATCTGCTCCTACACGATACCCAATGCCATCATGCCAATAACTTTGTCCTTCTGGAATATTTGTCCAATAAGGAATAATAAAAGTAAGTTCATTACCAAACTTATCTTTGCTATAATTACAGTATCTTGTACTTTCCTGAGCAAAGGAAAATACTCTCAATTTGTTATGTATAAGCTCTTTATCTTATACTCTCCTCTTTTCAGAGGAGTATCAGACTATATCATCATCCATTTCTGGATGCTCCGCACTCGTGTCTAAATTATATTCTATTCTAACATTAATTTCTGTAATTCAATACAATCTTGTTGCAGATTAGCTTCTAACAACTTGTTAGGAAGCTTATCTAAATAAGATATACCAAATATACCAATAGGAACATTATTATAATCTCTTATTAATTTACAAATAATATATTTTGTGCTATTAATTCTAGATAAAACAGGATCAACCTCTTCAAGTTTTCCTATAAAACTATCATGGATTCTTAAATAATATGGTAAAGTACACCAACTTAGGTTAAAATCAGTATACTGATATTTAATAGATTTAGTTTGTTTATCACAAAGTTCAAATCTCATAGAACCACACATATAGCCATTGATATCCGTATGATACTGTATTATCCATATTCGATTTCCTTGATACTTATCTAAGTATATAGATAATAGCTGCTTAATTTTCTTATCTGTATCAGCTCGCTGTAATAAGTATTGTTTGTGTTTTTGAATATAATTATTGTGTTCTTCAAACAATGGACTAGGATTATAATATATTCTACAACTAAGTAGTATTATTAAAATTAATTTTATCATAGTTTCATTAGTTAGTCGTTGAACCTTCCAACTTTGTTAAAGGTTGGCTTGGCTGCTGATTAGCATGCATTATTATGTTTAGCTTTCCAGCAATTCACGGAGTTTATTTTTCATAATATTACTATTATGCGACACAAAGTATTTTATGCCTTACAAATTCATGGGAGACACCACGATCACAAATAAACTTTACTGTAATTCGTTTTTCATGATATTCAGTAGGTTCACAGAGATATTTTAAATCGTCAAGCCAGTCATTTTCATATAAAACTCTGTAATTAGTTGTGATATGATAATTACCATAAGAATCTATATTAATAACTGAGTAAGAATTAGAAAGGTATTGTTCAGTTACCCAATTATCACCTATTACATTGTAAGCATGATCCTTATGAATATAAAGATATACAGTGCCATGTTCAAGCATAGCAGTATGCTGTCTATCCTTAATCATATTAACAAATTTCTCTGCTGAGTCTTCTGTAATATGATCCTCTGATTTATAGCATGTTCTCCCTGCTCTCTCAATTTGCTTATATATTCCTTGAATTCCTAGACCTTGTTCAAGTATTTCTATAGATGGTTTAATTAGTCTCATATTCTTTAAGCTTATTTTCGAGATCTACTTTAGAAATACTTCCTACATGTTTCCAAAGTTCTTTTCCTTGATCATCTTCTAATATCAGTACAGGGATACTACGAATCTTATACTTTACTAATGTAGTATCTTCTGCTTCATCAACATCTATATCTCATATATCATATGTTGATTTTAATTCTTCTACAATAGGTGCTACTGCTTTACAAGGTCCACACCATGACGAATGGAAAAATATTATTTTCATTTATATGTTATGTTCTTTAATAAGGAGTACGGATCTATCTTCTTTATATTGATATGATATCATATTTTCTGGAGTATCTATTTCTAACTTTGCATTTTGTGATTGATTTGCACAAAAGTCTGCTTTAAGCTCTTCTACTTCTTCTTGAGATTTAACTAATATAGTATTAGAAATATCACATCCATAAGCACAATCATCTCAATAATATATTAATTCATAAATTTTCATTGTTTTAGAATAAAGTTAATTGTTTATTTTTAAAGAAACTAACAATTTTATTAGCAGCTGATATATAAAATCTATAGTTAATATTACTTGGAATTGGTTGATCTTTTTCAATAGTATTCATGATAGTAACTCCAGAATCAGTTAATAGTTTAATATAATTTGATCGGCGATTATTAGAATCTACTTTACATTTATATAACCATGGTCCATCATTAGAAATATAATATCTATTAATTCTTTGAATTAGTTTACCATCATATTCAACTGAATAATCTCTACTTACTTTCTGATATGTAATAAACTTATTAATATCCTTACAATTTCTAATTGTTTCTTCAACAGGAACTTTATCTACTAAACATTTATTAACAGATTCGGGAATGATCATAGCATCCATTCCTTTTCCAAGTTTAACTTCATCTATAAACATTCCCTTCTTTTTCAGTAACTTAGGATCTTTTGTTTCAGAATAACCTTCTTTTACTGCAAGATAATCATTAATTGCATATTGATACATAGCTTCAAAACGATCTTCCTCTAAGGTTAACCTTGTTAACTTTTCCCACTCTCTACAAATGTTTTGAAACTCAATTTCTTTATCTCTTGGTCTTAATACAAATAAACCATCTGTATTTGCCTGAACTATAGTACATCCAATACTGATAAACTTCTCAGCTAACATTAATAATAATAACTGTCCATTAATACGAATCTGCATAACAGTAAATGGAGAATAACAAAAGTTGTGTTCATTTTGTAGATTTCCAGATAATCCATTTAATGCAAGTTTTAATGTTTCATTTTTAATTTTATTACCATTATGTTTTGCTTCAATACGTTCATCTTTAATTTGAGAGTAAACTTCAAGGAACTCTTTACCTAAATGTTGAGGATAAAACTTATGTTCTATAATCATACTAGGATATAGTGCATATCCATTTTAATTTTCGACTATATCTTAATTTTTATATCTAATTTGTTCTGAATTTAATTCAATGTAGTGTCATTTAAAGCCTTTATATGAAGCTTTTGTACCTTGACAACAACTTCTTATAGCTTGTAAATAAAAATTTGGATATTCTAGTAGAATATCTCCAATTACTTCATAAACTTTTATTAAATTATTACTTTTATCAAATTGTCCAATTCTATATTTACGATTAGCAAGAGCACAATTGCGAGCCATTTGTTTTTTAAGTTCAGAATTAGTTCATATTTCTTTACTTTTTGCTCCAATTTTTGCTCTTTCATCTGGATTCTTAAACCGTTCAATTTGAGCTTTTCTACATCGTTCACAAGTTTCTTCTAATACTAAACATTTTGTATTAGAGTCTAATCTCATATTATATCCAATATTTCTATCTAAAGTATTTAATTTTTGAATTCAGAATAGTTCTCGATCTGCAAGCAATTTTAACTGTTGATCAACACTATTATCATCATATTTCTCAAATTCTAAATACTCTAAAACTTCATAAGTAAATGAATTTCTACCATATTTATGTCATGCTTGAATTAAATGATAGTTTTCATCTTTTGACTTATGATTTAATTGCGTAATATGTTGTTTTATTCTACCATAAATATTAATAGATTTTCCAACATATATTTTATTATTTACTGTATTTTTAATACAATAAATTCCACATTTAAATTTATCACCTATGTTTGCTTTCATATTATTTAATTTTTTACAAACATAATAAAATAAATGGATATAACCAAATTAAATTTATAAAAATTCGCGGCGTTTCGAATAAAACCTTATAAGGTTTTATCCTACTCTCTTTCGAGATAGTCTGTGAACCTTGATCCTATAAGGATCCTTGGCTGCGGATTATAATACTTATTAAGTTTTTACTTTCTCATAAGCGTTATCTTATGTGCTACACTATGTATTACTACTAGCTGCAGTATTAATAAGTTAAATTAAGTTCCCGCAATTAACCGCGTTTTACTTGCGCCACTATATTAACGCAACATCTACATCACTGAGTATCTGATTTTCATTAGGTATTATTTCCTCAGGTTTATTAACAGAATGTATACCACCTACTCCAACACAATATTCTAATCCATCTAATATAAAATGTTTTTCATAACCTTTTCTACCTGGAGAAACAGTTTGTCTTTTCATATCCTTTAGAACTTCTTGGAGAATTGGCGTATCAAATTTAACAATTGGAAGAATAACTTTATTTAGATCAATCATATCACAAGGAGAACGTAAATCTTTGATTTGATTTCAAGTTTGACCTGTTTTCTCAAGATATTTTTGAGTAATGATCTTCATTCCAATGTTTACACCATCTTTATTTAATACTTTTACTCCATATT